CCAAGATGATTACGCCCGTAACATCGACACGTATGCTAACGAAGGGAACAAACAGCAGCAGGCTGCTGCTCCTGCGAATACCACGGGTGACATCGACGCTACGCCGACAGGAATCCTCGGGGCAAACTATGATATTAAATGGGATGACTCCGATGCTCTCGATCCAGAGTTCCTTACGAAGCTTGCGATGTTCCATGAACACTTCCTTCGCGCCGCGCAGATTCTCGCTGGAAGCGACAAGGATTTCGAGGTTACGTCAACGACTGGCGGCAGTCACGACGATCCGAACCATGCTGCTGGCAAGGCGGCTGACCTTGTGTCCGACCTTTTCTACGATGCAGATTTCCGTGGAAAGATGACAGAATGGGCCGAGGCTCACGGGCTCCGTATTTACGACGAATACGACCGCGCAAACTGGACGGGTAAAACCAATGGTGATAACTACCACGTTAGCGACGCTGGCGGTGCTGCCGCTGATTTTTCGCAGGCAACAAAATCGGCCTCCGCTGATTTCAGCGCGGCTGGCATCTCTGTCAAAGGCGCTGGTGTTCAGATTGTTGACGCATGGAAAGGAACGCAGAAGGGCCTGTATTCGTGGAACAAGAGCGGCATCGAATTGAAGCGTCAGTTCGACCAGTTGGCAAAGAAGCTCCACGAGACAACGCAGGCCGTCATTGAGTTCGGGCAGAAGATTCGTGGCAACCTCGATCCGCAACAGCATGCCGATGCATTCAAAGATGCCAGAGTGCAGGTCGCGCAGACTACGCAGAACGTGGACTTTTGGAAAGCCGCGAAGACGAAGACGAACAATGATCTGTGGGCAACGCTCCACGATGGCAAGCACAATGATGTCCTTGCGGCTATCGGCAATACGGACTTTGGCAAACTGTCGGACGAATCGCAGAACGAGCTTGCGTCGAAAGCGCAGAACTCGAAGGACTTGCAGCAGGCCGTCAAAAATAACCAGATGGCGAAAGCTGGATACGACGAGGCATTCACCGCTTCTCTGAAAGCCCGTGGGAATTACGCTGATGTTGTCGGCCACATGACGCAGAGCGACTACGTAAAGACGCAGATGTCCGAGGTTGACAATTACTACAACGAACAGACGATGGATAACCGTATGCCCCAGTACAAAGCCAATGAGGAGGCTGCGAAAGCGAAGAAGGAAATCCTCGATAACTACAAGAAGAAGCTCAACGAGAACCTTGTGGCCGCGATGAAACAGACCGACGAAGACTTAGTGACGATGGGGAACGACAGGATTGTCGCACAGAAGAGCGTAAATGCAGTACAGGCAGAGTATGATAAACAGGACGCAAAGGTCAAGGAGTTGCAAGCCAAAGGAAATCCAGCTGAGATTGAGGAATTGAACGCTGTTATTCGTAAGCGCGATGAAATCAATAACCAGCTCAACACGGAGAAAGAACATCTCCAAGACATCGACGAAAGCATTGAGCAGACGAAGAACCTTGGTAATGTCACGATGCGCAACACCATCACGGAGCTTCACAATGTAGCTACGGAGACGAAGAAGTGCGATGATGTCATCAACGATTCTGCTCGGCAGCTCCAGACTACGATTACGAATGGCTTCCACACGATGTTCTCCGACGTACTCCTCGAAGGAAAGTCCTTCGCTGATTCGTTCAAGAACCTGTGGAAGAGCATCGGACAGCTTGCATTGAATATCCTGATGAATCGCTGGCTCGATCCGTGGATCGGCGGATTGTTCGGCCACCATGCAAACGGTGGCTCCGTCGATAAGAAAGCAACGGGTGGTATCATCGGATACGCTGGCGGCGGTCAGGCTGGCGGTGCAATCCGTGGTGCTGGCACGGGTACGTCCGATAGCATCCTTGCATACCTCGCGAACAAGGACAAGTTCGTGTACCTCTCCAATGGTGAGTACGTGATGACTGCCGAGGCGACGAAGCGCATTGGCAAAGACCAGCTCGACCAGATGAACTACGGCAAGTACGCCGCTGGTGGGGCAATCAGTCCGACGCCGTATGTCCCGCAGCTCTCTCCGATTGCTACGAAGAAAGCGCAGAGTCTTACCCACGAGAACTCCAACAAACGCTTGGAGGAACTGATGGTAGACCAGACGAATACCATCAAGAAGATGGGCGGCGATAGAGGCAATGGCGGCGGTGTCGTTATCCTCAATACGCACGCATCGAGCGACGATGTTATGAAAGCGCTCGCCGAAAATCCGAGGGCGGTGCAGGCCATCCTTGGACGCCAGCGGCACTATGGATTCAGATGATGATTGTGAGGCTCTAGGTTCGTCCTAGAGCCTCTATTTTTGTTTCTGCGATAAATGTTCCACATTGAACATCGAATGCGTTCAGGGAGAACGCTGGGAGCATTGCACGGCGTTTGGTATCCAAAAATGGACATCGGTGCATAGCTCTGATTATTTTTTGATTAAACTTAGTGTCAATAGGGTTGCAAAGACCCCCGATTTTTTACATTACGCATGAGGGGTGCAATTCCCTGTGTCCTTTTCCTTTTGGGAGCCATGCTCCTTTTCCTTTTCCGAGGAAGGTTTAGTACACCTTGGCATAGCTAAGTTATGGGGTAGGGGGCCAAAGACTATCATTGTATATCTATGGAGGTGCAAGGCTATGGAGATATTTCCCTTTGCTCCCGTTGGAGACGTAAAGATTTCCTATAACTGGGGCAGCAAGGAAACAGAGTTCGACGATGGCAGCAAGCAGTACGTCCGCAAGCGTATCCATGCGAAGAAGACCTACTCGTTCAACATCGGCGGCATGGCAGATTATTCTTTGAACTTCAAACGGTTCCTCGATTTTTACAATGCCCATCGCGGCATCGAGAATAAGTTCCTGTTCCGCTACGATGGGAACGCCGAGGAGGTTCGCTTCGGTTCTGCGATTGTCCCGAAGTGCTACCGAGAGAACGGTCGCATCGTGACGTTCACCTGTCAGATTACGCTGGAGGTCGATCAGTCAAAGAACGACTACGGCACACCGAAGCTCGAAGACACGCTCCCTGTTCCCCTCGGGGAAACGGAGGAAACATACGATTGGAAGACTGGCAAGGTGGAACTCGGCGCGAACACGGGATACTTCCAGAAGCGGGCGAAGCCAGCACGGAAGATCGCAGCGAAGTTCGCAGGGTTGCGTGATGACCGCGATAAAATTATCCGCATGTTCAACGCGCATTGTCGGACGCCGCTGACATACAAGAACAATGGGGAGACGCTGCATGTCTCCCTGCCAGATAAATTGGAAATCACAGACCATCTCGAAGCTGGCAACGTGGTCGGCTTCGAGTGCAGTCTTGACTTGGAGGTGGTCGATTGATGGAAGACATCAGCAAATACGTTGGAATCAAACATTACTTTGGCGAATCGTCTTTTGAAAAGTGTGATTGCTTCGGGCTCGTGCAGTTGTTCTATCGGGAACACGGCTGGAAGCCCGTATGGGACGACGGCAAAACCGAGCCTGTCACAGAAGAAAATTACATGCAGCCGCGCATGTGGCGTCGGCTCTATCGATTCATGCTCAAGAACTTCGACCGCGTTGACTACGATGACTTGCAGTTCGGAGACATTATCATCATGGAGGTCAATCTTCATGAGCACATGGGCATCTACGTCGGTTATGGCAAGGTACTCGGCATGGAGATTCCCACGGTCTACGGCGTGAGTGAATCGACGATCTACACGCGCCCGTGGTGGACGAAGGTTTTCAAGTATGCGTTTAGGAGGAAAGAGAAATGAGTGTTGTACTCCCAGTCTCGATGCGGAATGCAAAGGATTCGATGAACCCGTTCTTCATCGAGCTCTACACGATTACGCTGCGGACGGGCGTTATGCGCCTAGCCGCTTGCGATGAAAGCATTGTCTACGATGGCAAGACATACACGGGCGTACCGTTTCAGCGCGGGGAGATCACGAAGACCACGGACAACATCGTGGACTCCTGCGAAATCTCCCTCGGCGATTGCTCGTTCGACCTGCTGAAGTTCGTGCTGAACGGCTTCGACTTCCGAGGGTGCGCGGCAACGATTGTTCGCATCCAGTACCCTGACTCCCTTGAAGACCCGAACATCGCACAATGGATTTTCTCTGGCATCATTGACGAGCCGTCGTTCTCCGATGGCACGTTCAACTGCAAGCTCACGTCGCGTCTGCCGGAAGTCGATTGTCCGAACCGCAACTACCGCCTCGCTTGCAATAGCGAGTTCGGTGACGCAGAGTGTGGCATGGATTTAGCAAAGGAAGTCACGCAGGTGCTCGGCGGCGATGGCGTAAACATCAAGCTCAATACATCGCATGGCACGGATTACTGGAAGGAC